GTACAAAACCCACCGCCTAGACTCCCAGAAGCGCCTGAAGAATACAGCGCCCAGTACATGTCTGATCTCCTTCGCACTTTAGAGATATTTATCTCGCAAGAAAGAACGCCCGGCGAAATGCGTGGCACAAAGATTACGTTGACAGATTTGCCTACAAGTTCCTCTGGTTTGGAGACTGGAGCTTTGTTTAACGATAGTGGAACAGTGAAAATCGTGACATAACGTAGTTTTTGCGTATAATTGTTCTGGTTGTCAAAGGTTGACCGATGAAACTAAAAGATATTTTAAAGGTAGCGGCCCCAGTTGTCCTTGGTCCAGCAGTCGGCGGAATGTTCCCCGGCAACCCAATACTAAGTTCTGCTCTTGCTTCAGGTCTTGGCGCAAGTTTATTTGGTCAAAAACCTAAAGACGCTCTTAGGGCAGCGGCCCTTGGTGGACTTGGCGGCGCTATGTTTGGTGGGCCGCAACAAGCAGCACAGGCTGGTGCCGCTGGAATGAATACTCGCCCCGGATTCACAAAGGCTGCTGTCGAAGGTCTTCGCAACCCACCAGCGGGAACTGGCACAGATAAAGGTATTGCGTCTGTTTTTAAAGGCATCGCCCCCGGCGCAGAAGCAAAGACCATGAGCGGTGAACTTCTAAAAAGTTTGGAGTTCGCTGGAGGTCAAGAAGGGGGTAACCTCTTGTTCCGTTTGCTAAACACCAATCTTGGTGAGGGTCTGGCCGCTGGGTTGGTAGCGCAACTTCTCGCTGGTGGTGACGAAGATGAAGGTCCAGCCCCCGGCTCATACGAACAGCGTCCGTTTGGTGCTGGTTATGGCGGCGGAAAGCTTGGTGGCATAAATTACATGAAGGCCGGTGGAGAGCCAGACTTCTTCCCGCGTCGTAACGGCGGCATTGATCCAAGCGAAGGCTCAGGTACAAAAGATGATGTCCCTGCGCTCCTGTTGGCTGGTGAGTTTGTTCATACCAGAGACGCCAATGAAGGCTTGGGCAAAATGATGGGCGCAAGAAATAAAGATGAAGCTGCAAGAATGGGCATTAAGGCTCAGTATCAGCTTATGGATGCGTTTGAAAGGATGGCGTGATGGCAGTTCAAACTGTAGAACAGGTACAACGTCTAGCGCCCTATCTTGAGGGTCTGGAAAAGCGATTGCTTGGCACCGCTTTTGGTGAGTTTGACGGTGAAACGCAAACCACTCCCGGACTTTTGGATACGCCGCTTGGCCTTCCTCAGTATCAGGTCGCTGGTCTTGACCCTCTGCAACAACAGGCTTTATCCCTAGCGCCACAAATGTTCGGTTCTTTTGCGCCATTTCTTAGGGGCGCTGGGCAAACCGCTGGCGCTGGCACTGCCGCTCTTGCCGGTGGTCTTGGCATGCTTGCTGACCCGACGCGCTCCGTTGGCATGTTCATGTCACCGTTCCAGACAGAGGTCATTGATCGTGCAATGGCTGATATTGGTCGCGCTGGTGAGATTCAACGTCAAGGTATCGGAGCAAGAGCAGTAGGTGCTGGTGCATTTGGTGGGTCTCGTCAGGCAATCGCTGAATCTGAACTTGGTAGAAATGTACTAGATCGTCAGGCTAATGTCGCAGCACAGTTGCGCGACAAAGGCTTTGGACAAGCTCTCACCGCTTCTCAGAAGGCCGCACAGCTTATGGGGGGTCTTGGTCAAGCGTTTGGTCAAATAGCTGGCACAACGGCTGACATTGGCCGTGTGGGGTCTGAGCTTGGCCGTGCTGACCTTGGCATGCTAACGCAGCTTGGTGGTATTGGTCGTAACTTCCAACAACAACAATTGGAAGCGCAAAGACAGAATCTGCTGCAACAACAGCAGGAGCCATTTACAAGGCTTCAGCTTGGGCAGCAGTTGCTTAAAGGCATGCCTAGTGGAAATCTTTCGTCAACCTTTAAGTCAACCACCACTCCTGACACCAATCCATTCTTGGCCGGTATTGGCGCGTACACTGCCCTGCAAGGGGTTCAGTCTGGCGCGACATCGCAGTAGGAGCGCATAATGGCAGTCCGCCCAGTCAAAGCATCCGGTATAGCTGGCGTTACTCCGGCTCAAAGAGAAGGAATTATGAAGCTGTTCCCCAGAAGGGGGACGGCTGAAATTCTTAGAGATTACGAGCAAGGCATTGTTCAAGGTGGTCGCTCTGATCTTGTCCCCGGTGGATTTATTCCTACGATCCCTGACTTTCCTCAATTCTCTAAATTTGATTCAGAGGCAGACACTGCTGGTCAACTTGTACTTCAGAATATAGGGGATCTTGGCATAAGCGGAATCAACGCGCTAAATGCTTTGACATCAGACGCCTTGAATGTGGGCCGTGAGGCTACTGGGATAATGTTTGCTGCTCCGTTTGCGGCCGCAGATATCTTTAACGCGCCCACAGATTCTGGCTACCTAAGATCCCTTGATGATTTTGCTCAAGGCATCTTGGATATGGAGACGCAACAAGCCGCCCAAGCAGACAAGACCGCTATGATGGCGCGTGGCGCAGGACGCCCCCCAGCAAGCATGTCGAACATAGCTGGCGGCCCTACATATACACAAACTCCTACTGATGCCGATCAAGATGCGGCTATCCGCAGTCAAATGCGTCAAGCTCAAGATTTGGGCGAGGTAAGCATTACTTCTGATGGAAGTATCTTGCCGGGCAATATCTTTGAAGAATCTGCGAAGTTCGTAAACGATCCTTTCGCAATACAAGAAAAGTTGTTTCAAACCAATATTGGTGAAATGGACCCTGAAAGAGCCGCAGAGATTGCTGCCGCAGAAGCTCAAAGAAAAGCTGGGCAACTAAGAGAAGAAATAGAAGCTCAAGATGGTCAAAAAGCGCCGGGAAGAGAAGGAACAATTGTTGGTGATGTTACTGATGTCACTGATCAACCGGATGATCTTGTAGAAACGCAGGCTTCTGGAGATGTTGAGGGCATTGACCTTGGTACCGGAACTGATGAGTCGCCAGCCGAGACAGCGTTCAAGTCTGGCTATGATGCCTATCTTGAGGCGCTGGGAGAGTCTAAAGATATCGGCAGCATTGAGGACTATAAGAAAGAGTTCGCTGACGCTACCGGCATCGACATCTCAGGCAAAGTGGACAACAGTGCAGCCCTTATGTCATTTGGCCTTGCTCTCATGCAGAACAAAGCTGGCAAAGGATTTAACGTAGGCAATATTCTGTCTTCTGTTGGTGCGGCTGGAGAAGCGGCTCTGCCATTAATGGCGCAGGCCAAAAAAGAGGCTCGTGCAGCGAAGCTTGCAGGTGGTAAATATGCGCTGGAGCAGCGCAAGGCGGCTAAGGCCAATCGTCAGGCTCTTCTAGAAGCGGAACGTGATCGCCTTAATGAGCTTCTAAAACAAGATCGTGAGTTCAAAGAGAAGAAAGAGCTTGAAAAAATCAAACAGGTAAATGCAATAGATTTAAAAAGAATTGAGCATGAGCAAACCCTGCTTGAGTCTGAGTTTGAGGGCGTTGATCTTTATCTCGAAACAACAGAGGAAATACCTCTGTTTGAAGGCGCTGGAAAAGAATTTACTGTTAATGCTTTTAAGCAAAACCCCAATCTTCCCAAGAGGTATAAAAACAAAGATATACCCTTGATGCTGACAAATTCCGCGAAAACTCTGCGTCCTCTCTTTGATGCCGCCGAAGCGGATTTGAACAGGCTAGAGGCTGATTTGGCTGGCATTGCAGAAACTGCGTTGCAAGATGGCATTACAGTGCAGAATCAAGTTACTGCCGGATTGCGCAGTTTTGGAAGAGCGTTTGGAATTAGCGTTGATGGAAATCTGAGTCCGCTTGAGCAAGCGCAACAAACTCTGAGAAAGATTGAGGTTCAAAGAACCGCAGAAATTCTGGGAGAGGCTGGAAAAACTATTTCTGACGCAGACCGTAGGCTCGTCACAGACATTGTTGGACGAATCGGCGCACTGAGTCTAACCGACCTGTCAGGCGCAGACGCTCAAAGACTAGTCAACAGGCTTGATCAACTGCACGGAATTATTGTTGTTAAGGGCCGTAACAATCTTGATACAGCGCGTCAAAGGCTAACAGGAACCGATTATGATGTTGGTGCATCTGGTGGCGGTCAGCAGTCCACCGGCATGGAAGTTGGCGAAACTCGTGACATTGGCGGAGTATCGGTTAAGCTGGTTCAAAAGGGAACAAGCTAATGGCTACTTACGAGATTGGCGGAAACACTTACGAACTGCCTGACGACATAACGCCAGAGCAGCTTGAAAATGTCGTAGGTCAAATCACTGGCCGCTCAACAGATTCATCTAGCCTTAGACGCGGATCTTTCGAGGACATCGTTAGTGGAATCAAGACCTCTTCAGAGGATGAGGGTTTTGACTATGAAACTGGTGCTGGCTCTGGCATTCGTGCGCTTGTCTCGTTTGGCGAAACGCCAGAGGAGCAAGCAGCTATCCTCGCCACCCGCGTAGGACAAGACGGATTTGTTCGTGATTCACGAGGCAACCTTGCCCTGACACCAGCCGGTCAAAAGCGTCTCGGCATGGATGTGTCCGACAAGAACATTGTTCTGGAAGATAAAGGCTTGTCGTTTGGTGACGTTGCTGATTTAGCTGGAATTGCACCAGAAACCATTGGCGCGATAACTGGTGGCATTCTCACCTCTCCCGGCGTTATTACAAGCGCAGGAGGAGCAGCCGCTGGTGCTGCATTAGGTCAATCCATCGAAGAGGGCATCGAAACTCTTCTTGGCGTTCAACGCCAAACGCTTGGCGAAGTGGCAGGTGATGTAGCCACGGAAGCAGCGATTGCTGGTACAATTGATCTTGTTACACTTGGCACAGCCAAGGCTGTTAGAGGAGTTATAGGTGGCGCTGGCAGGCTGGCTACTAGGCCGCTGCAAGAGGCTGGTCAAGAAGGCGCAGAGCGCGGCTTGCGTATTATTGATGCGGGTGGCGCACCAAGTCTTGAGCGCCTTGGCGCACCGGCTGCAATTGCTTACGCACAAAAGCTTGGCGAAGGCGCTACGAAAGACACCGGAAGAATTATCGCCAATACTAACTTTGCCTTGAATCAAGCGCAAAAACTTCGTGACGAAATAGCTGCAGCGGCTGGCCGAGAAGGCGACAGGCTTGCTGACTTAGATGATGCGGCTGGCGCTTTCGCTAATGTAACAGGCGCTAAATTTAAAACTTTGCAACAAACACAGAAAGAAGCTTCAGAGGCCGCCCTAAGATCAACAAGAGAGAGTATTGATCTAATCGAAAGGTCTTTGGATGAGGGTTTTGACATCAATGATGAAACCTTACAATCAATTGTTGCCTCATTTCAAAACTTCAGCCGTGTGAGCGGAAATGAGTTTCGCGTTTTAGACGAGCTTGTCTCCACGCTACAATTCGATGAGGCTGTAGAGGGAATTGCCAAGGAGGGCGGAAAGGCTCGTGTCATTGACACAGGCATACTTGAAGGCGCTGTAAAAGATTTGGAAGAGGCTGTGGGGGCGAGGTCTGTTCTTCCCGGAACTGTACAGCAAGCAATGCGTGGCATTGAGGAGCTTTCCAAAAAAGGCAGCAAGGCATCGTTTGAACAAATTGCTAATCAGCGTAAGTTAGTCAATGACGCAATTTTTGACGACGAAATTGGATCTGCCGCAGCAGGACAATTGTTCAAACTTCGTGATGCTTTCGACAAAACTCTTAGTGCTGAAGGTATGGCTGAAAGCATTAAGAAGATCAAAGGTCTGAAAAAGGGGCAGCAGAAGCAATTAAACGCTATAGCTAAACAACGTGAAACAGCCTTTGAAACATATAGCCAAGGCATGAATGTCTTCGAAGACCTGCAAAAATTCGGCATTATCCGCAGCATGAAGGCGGCGGCCAAAGACCCACGCTTCAATGTAGATCAGTTCTTTAACAAAGTTATTCGCCCCAACTCTCCAGAGCGCCTGAAGGGCGTTCTTAACGCTGTAGAAAACCCTGACATGGTACGCTCTCAGCTTGCACGTTCATACTTGGATGATGCTATGCAGCGCACTGGTGTTGACCTAATGGACTCCACTCAGTTCAACGGTCTGCGATTTAAGTCGCAGATTGACCGGCTTGGCAGTACAGGCAAAGAATTGTTCGGAGATAAGTGGGGCGAGGTGCAGAATCTCGCTAAAGCCATTGCTCAATCTGGGCCAACCAGAATCAACAAGGATACTGTAGAGCGTATTGTGTCTCTCAACACAGATCAGCCTCTTACAAAATCTTTGCAAGACTTGCTTTCTGCCAAGACGGAGCTTGATGATGCTCTGAGGTTGCAAGTTGTTCGTGATTTCGATGCAGGTACTCTCAGTGCAGAAGACGCGGCACGTTACATCGTGAACCCAAAGCGCAGCGTCACAGAGATCAACAGAATTAAAAACTTCTTCAAAGATGATCCAGATGCTCTGCAAAAAATTCGTGAGTATGCTGCCGAGGATATTATTAGCTCTGTAGGAGATGATGTATTCGCAGACGCCAGCAAAGCTTTGGAGCTTGATAGGTTGGTCAACAAAACTTACAAAGAGGGCGCTTTAGATGCGCTGCTCGGCAAAGAAACGGCAGAGGGTGTTCGGCAGCTTGCCGCTGACATTGCTTACCTTGGCGACGTTGGCAAAGAGGGTGCTATTGTTGCTGCTACCTATGCAGCGCACCCAATATCCAAAGCTGGCGATAGATTTAGAATGAAGGCTACTTCTAAAATCTTTTCCAATCCTACAATAATGAGAAAATTTGCACGGCGAAGCGCAGGAGCGCCAGACGGCCAAGCAACAGCAGGCAAGGTGGCAGGCGCTTTGGATGCGGCTGTCGCTGGCACAAGCGCAGTGTTGCGTCCTGTTAGGCAAGCTGGCGCAAGGGCTATTGGTATTAACCCACAACTAAGATCTCCCGGTCCTATTAGAGAGCCAGAAAACGAACAAGTGTTCGGGCAACAGGTAGCGCCCGTAGCGCAACCATCTGCCGCATCTGGTATTGGTCAGGTGGATGTATTTGAAACAAATGTCCCGGCCAGTGCTGGTCGTGGTGGCATTCGTGAAATGGCAACAAACAACCCTGAAATCGCAAGGGCGCTTGGTATTCGTGGCACAACAGCAGGACTGCTTTGATGAACATGGATAAGCTCCGGCAAGAGATTGCCGATGACGAAGGTGTGAAGCTCAATGAAAATGGTCAGCACATCATTTATTTAGATCATCTAGCACTACCCACATGTGGTGTGGGTCACCTTATTGTAGAAGATGACGATGAGTATGGGCAGCCCGTTGGCGCAGTTGTCAGTGATGAACGTGTGCGTCACTTGTTTGCTCGTGATTGCGCAGTGATGATCGAAGACTGCAAAGTCCTGTATTCAGACTTTGACGATCTGCCAGAAGAAGCACAATTGATCATTGCAAACATGATGTTCAACATGGGCCGCCCTCGCCTGTCAAAATTCAAGGGCATGAAGGCTGGCGTAGATGCAAGAGACTGGAGCCGCGCAGCAGACGAAATGGTAGACAGCCGCTGGTATGATCAGGTCACCAATCGTGCGAAGCGCCTTGTGGCCCGTATGCGATCTTTGGAAGATCAAGCCTGATACAAAGCATTTCTTGACTGTCTGTACGCTCAATATCAGCGTCTATATACACAGACTTCTGATAACATTCTTCATGAGTTTCGGCGGGCGATAGCGCAACGACATTGTATTCTGTTGGCGTCACCGCCGTCACCAGAACAAGCATCCATTCATAGGCCATGCTACCCTCCTGCGGCTGACCCAATCCCCATAGCAGTCACATTCTTGCCATAATCTTTATCGTATGCCTCTTTAACCAACTTGGCAATCTGTAAGCCTATAGTACGATGCTCCTCTTTGGACATGGTGCGCAGCTTGTTGTATGTGTCGATATCAACGCCGACAGACTTGATTTGTTTTGGCTGTTTCATCATAATCTCCCAATGATTCCCACAACGAGCCATATATTACCATGTATTCATACAGACGCAAGAATAAGTACGGTGCTAAAAAAACAACTGTGGACGGCATCAAGTTTGATTCCAAATGGGAGGCGCAGAGGTGGGGTGAGTTAAAAGCGATGGAACGTGGTGGCTATGTAAAAGATTTAGAGAGGCAAATAAAATACGACATTGTTGTAAACGATGAAAAGGTTTGCCGTTACATTGCTGACTTTAGATATAAGAAAATTGACGATGATGGACTTGAGACAGAAGTGGTCGAAGACGCCAAAGGATTTGAGACCGTTGAATTTAAAATAAAAAAGAAGTTGATGAAGGCGGTTTTCGGAATCGAAATTTTTTTATCAAAAAGATCTTGACCGCACTATACCCTGCTACTATGTTGATGTTGGTTTGACGACCGATTTCAAAAGGAGGGTGCGATGAACTCAGCACACATGCCACTGTATAACGACTTGTCCGCCATGAAAGCACGGCGCGACGAGATCAAGTCACAGATACACGATCTTCAACAACAGTTGAAGATTATCACCAATACAGTTGAAGACATGTACGGAGATTTGGCTAAACAACAACTTGCTCAAGAGGGCAAGGACTTTGGTCAGACCACAATCAATACTGGCGAACATAAGGTCACTATTGATTTCCGCAAGCGTGTCGAATGGAATCAGGACAAGTTGGTTGAAGCTCTCAACAGCATGGACCCTGATGCAGCTAGGCATTACGCCACTGTTAAGTACAGTATTGCCGAAGCTAAATATAAAGCAGCGCCACCAGATGTTGTTGGGCTTCTCTCTGAGGCTCGTACTGTTCATCTGCAAGGCGTTAGTGTGGACATTCAAGATAGGGAAACTAACTGATGCTTCAGATTATCTCTGCCGAAGAAAGGCTTGCTGAAAAACGTGGTCACAAGATTGTGATCGCAGGTAGGTCCGGTGTGGGGAAGACGTCACTGGTTCGCACCTTGGACATGGACAAAACTTTGTTCATGGACTTGGAGGCCGGTGATGCCGCCATTGAAAACTGTAAGGTCGATGTCATTAGACCGCGCACTTGGCAAGAGTGCAGAGACTTTGCAGTTTTCCTTGGTGGTGGCAATCCCGCATTAAATGAAGACGCTGCATACAGCGTGGCTCACTTCGATTATGTGTGTCAGATGTATGGTGATCCTGAACCCGTACTCGAAAAGTACGACACTATCTTTATTGATAGTATCACGGTGGCAGGACGCTTGTGTTTTACACACAACCAAAACCAGCCAGAAGCCAGATCAGAACGAAGCGGCAAACTAGACACCAGAGCGGTGTATGGTGCGCAAGGTCGTGAAATGATGGCTTGGCTTACACACCTTCAGCATATTCGTTCTAAGAACGTTATATTCGTCGGTATTCTTGATGAAAAAACTGATGAGTATGGCCGTAACAACTACGAACTTCAGATTGAAGGTGCGAAGACTGGACGTGAACTTCCCGGCATTGTCGATGAAGTCATTACCATGACAACACTAACATCCGACGAAGGCACGATGTTCCGCGCTTTTGTTTGTGACACCATGAATCAATGGGGATTTCCTGCGAAAGACAGGAGCGGTAGGCTAGACCCTATCGAAGAACCCCATCTCGGCAAACTGTTCGAAAAGATGTCAGGGCCGCGCTCTGATGAAATGAACTTTGTCGATCCCTCAACGGTCAATATCGCACAAGGAGAAAACTGACCATGAGCCTGAATCTTAACAACGTATCGTATAGCGAATCATCTTCCAGCGGTGACTTTGAATTGATCCCTGATGGAACTGTGGTTCGTGCATTTCTATCTCTTAGCGACGGCGACCATGAGCTTCCTGAGTTTGGTGGTGGCCGCTTCTTCAAGTCATCTCAGAGCGGTGCTAAGTGGATGCCTATTGAAATGACCATCGTTGGTGGTCCATTCGACAAGCGCAAAGTTTGGCAGAATATTTTTGTTGATGGCGCAAAGACTGATGAGAATGGCTTCTCTGTTGCCAAGCGTATCGGCCTTGAAACCATCAAGAAGATGGTCGATAGCCACTTTGGTCTTAGCATGAAAGATGATGGGCCTGATGCCACGCAGAAGCGGGGCAGTGTTAATGGCGTCCATATGCTAAATGGGATGCAGATCTGCTTTAAGATCGGCATTGAAAAAGGCACTAATGGTTATGCTGACAAGAACAAAATCAAGACCGTGTTGACGCCAGACTCGAAAGAGTTTATCGCAATGGTTGGTGGTAACGCTCCCGTTGTTCAGCAGCAAGCACCAGCGTCACAGATGGCAGCATCTCCTGATCAGGCACAGCCTGCAAACAATGGGGGGGTAACACCGTCATGGGCGCGTTAAATCTTATTAAGAAGTTTTTTGGCGGCAACCCTCCAGAGGTCGTCAAACTCGGTAAGGGGGACACCGGGGCCGTAAAGTCCCCCACTTACTACATACCCAAATTCTGTCGGCAATCGTTTCTGATGATCTCTAGTCAGCAGGGTGCAACTGTCAATGAAATCGTAAAGAAGACTGGCAAGTCTAAAGGCACGATCTATCAGGAAATCGCTATGATCAAAAAGGGCGGTTACAAAATTGTTCGTACTTACGAGAAGCCGGTCTACAGGTTTCGGGTAAAGTGACATGTTGCTTCGTCCGTATCAGGAGGTAGCAATCAATGACGCCGCTGATGCTCTGGACAAACATGGCAATACACTTGTAGTCGCTCCCACTGGGGCCGGAAAGACAATCATGCTTTCCGCTCTGGTGGGCAAGCGCCGTGGTGTATCCAAGGATGTTTTGATCCTACAGCATCGTGACGAGTTGGTTTCACAAAACTCCACAAAATTTCAACGTGTGAACCCTGAACTGTCCGCAAGTTACGTCAACGCTTCACAAAAAGATTGGGGCGGCGACGCAGTATTCGCGATGGTTCAAACTCTTTCACGCGAAAACAATCTTGAGCAAATGCCCAAGGTTGACCTTATCGTTGTCGATGAGGCGCATCACACTATTGCTGACACATATCAACGTATCATTAAGGCCGCTAAAAAGGCCAATGAGGGGGTGCAAATAGTTGGCTTTACCGCCACCCCCAACCGTGGCGACAAGAAGGGTCTGCGGGACGTATTCAATAATTGCAGTCACCAGATTGAAATAGGGACATTGATTCGTGAAGGGTTTTTGGTCCCACCTAAATTCTTTGTTGTAGACGTGGGTGTTCGCAATGAACTGAACAATGTCCGAAAGACCGTTACCGATTTCGACATGAGCGAAGTCGAAGCTATTATGAATAAACGTGCCATTAACGAGAAGATCGTTGAGGAATGGCTTAACAAGGCCGGTGAGCGAAAAACAATTGTTTTCTGCTCCACCATTCAACACGCAACTGATCTGTGCAAAACATTTGTTAATTATGGTGTGTCTGCCGATATGGTTACCGGCGATACACCAAAGGATGATCGCAAGCATATTTTGGATGAGTTGTCTAATGGTGACACACAAGTCGTAGTTAACGTTGCGGTTCTGACTGAAGGGTTCGACGCACCGCCTGTATCTTGCGTCGTGTTAACACGGCCATGCTCGTTCAAGGCAACTATGGTGCAAATGATCGGGCGTGGTCTGCGCACGGTTGACCAAGAAGAGTTTCCCGGCGTCATTAAAACTGACTGCATCGTCATGGACTTTGGCACGTCGGTATTAACGCACGGCGAGATTGACGAGAAAGCTAATTTGGATGGCGGTGAAACAGAAGGACAAGGGTCAGAAAAACAATGTGATGCATGTGGCGCATTGAACCCAACGGCAGCCAAAGAATGTCAGGTATGTGGGGAGCCGTTTGAATCTGAAGAAGTAGGGTTAGGAGAGAAAGAACTACTTGAACACTTCCAAATGACAGAGATAGACCTGATGTCCAGATCTCCGTTCAGATGGGTAGATTTGTTCGGGAATGAAGTATGTCTCGCAGCTACTGGATTTAATTGTTTTGCTCTCGTCGCAGAGGTCGATGGCATATCCATGGCTGTCACAAAGAAAACGGGAGGCAAGGTTCGCCTGATATCTGTTGGAACCAAGAAGCAAGTCATGGCCGCAGCGGATGACTACATGCGTCAAAACGAAAGTGGTGATTCGGCCAAGAAGACAAAGCGTTGGCTGAACGATCCTGTGAGCGATAAACAGCGTGGCGCACTAGGTAAACACGGGGTGCAAATTAACAACTTGGACTTCTCATGGACGAAGTATAAGGCGGCATGTATGCTTAACTATGTGTGGAATAAGCAATTTGTGGACTTCCTAATACAAAACGCAATAGCGGATCTGGATGAAACAGCATGAGTCGAGGCGAAGTTACATTCTTGTTTCATATGACAGATAAGAGCGAGAAACCTATTCAATGCTCTTTCTTTGAGCGGTTTCCTAACCCGCAAGATGAAACACAGGTTCAAGAAATCATTCTTGATGCTCTGCTGGAGGTTCTTGAGGACCATCGTCCTACGAAGTTAAAGTGCATCACTGCTGTTGTGGATATAGAAGATCTAGATGTTTATTACACGGCAATGTTTATGCCGCCAGAGGAGGACTCTCAATGGGCGATACACGAAATGAGTCAGACAATCCATTAAGGAAAATGGCTCTCTTATTCGAGACTGTGGGCTGGAATAAAAGATTAATTGATCTGACAGAGGAAGAGGTTGTTGGGTTGATACTTATCGCACAAAAGACAGAAGGGCTAGAAGATGTCTACACAGAACCTTACCTTACAGAGTTATTTGACAGGCTCGTCCAAAATACCCAAAAGCCAGAGCCACTTCTCCGAAAACTCAGCGACATCCCCATCCCCTTCTGATGAAATCACGGCAATTATCGGTGAGCTAGATCGGGCCGTAATAGAAAAAGAAAGGAAGCAGCCAGAACGTAAGTATCTTGGTGCTTCTTCTCTTGGTGATCCGTGCGCTCGTAAACTTCAGTACCGTTACATCGGACAGCCGAAGGATACGAATAAAGGATTCCCAGCAAAAGTATTACGAACATTTGCTCTTGGTCACGCTATCGAAGATCTGATGATCATGTACTTCCGTGACGCAGGTTTTGATCTGCGCACAGAAAAACATGGCGAACAATTTGGATTCGACACAGCGGACGGCGAAGTCCGTGGTCATATTGACGGTGTAATATGTGGGGGTCCAGTACACCTCTCCTACCCTATGTTGTGGGAGTGTAAGTCTGCATCGGACAAGAAGTTTAATGAATTTGTTCGTAAGGGCGTTTCTGTCGCTAACCCTGTGTATGCAGCACAGGTAGCTTTGTATCAAGCCTACATGAATCTTTCGGATAATCCGTGTGTGTTCACGGTGTTGAATAAAAATACCAGCGAAGTCTACATAGAACTCGTACCGTTTGACGCAGAACTGGCGCAAAAGACCAGCGATAAAGCAGTACAAATTCTAGAAGCTACAAGGGGTAATGACATTCTTCCGCGCATCGCGCAAAATGACGACTTTCACCTTTGTAAGTGGTGCGAGTTTCGCAACACTTGCTGGCAAAAAAAAGGGGCGGAATAAACCGCCCCAAAAAGGAAAAACATAACCATATGCCTGATGGAGAACAATATAATGAGTATCGTGAGGTTTGGCAATACTACATCTAGTAGGTCATCTCATGATCTGGTCGAAGAAATATCACGCAAAGTACCGCGTTCCGAACAGATCCGTATCCTACAGGATACATTTCCTGCTGGCCGTATACACGGCAAAACATTCTACATAGGCTCACTGCTTGGCGATTCGGGCAAGTCGATGAAGATCGACATTGATCCAGCATCGCCTAACTTCATGCGTGGGCAAGACTTCAACGGTGGCGTCGGTGTGGGCGGCATCGTCAAGATCCTGATGGAAGGTCGGGGTATGAAAATGGCAGAGATCAAGAATATGTTCTCTGACTACTTGGAAAGCGTCGAGACCCAAATTGTTCGTGATAACGGGCCTGTCGAGCATCCTATTAAGCAGCAATACAACATCAATACTCCGTACGACTCTGAGTATGTGTATACCAATGCTGATGGCGAAGTGCTTGTTTCAGTCCGCCGCTATAATGTGAAAGACATCACGGGCAACCCTCTGCTCAACAACGCAGGCAAACCAAAGAAAGAATTTCGCCCATATGTTGAGGGTGTGCCTTACTCTAAGTTTCCTGACATCCGCCCGCTGTACAATATCCCGAACATTTTGGCATCGGAGCGCGTAATATGGGTTGAGGGTGAGAAGTGTGCTGACTCTTTAAACGGCAACGGTTACACAGCAACTTGTACTATTGGCGGCGCTGGTGCGCTGACAAAGAAGACATCGGCGCAGTTTGACTTCTCACCACTGCAAAACAAAGAAGTTATTCTCTGGCCCGACAATGATACAGCAGGCAAAAGGCTGGCTGATCTTATTCAAGACTTGGCTTTAGCCGCAGGCGCAAAGTCGGTGACAATGCTGACACCACCTATGGGAAAGCCAGAAGGGTGGGACGCATCGGACGCCATAACAGAAGGCTTCAACATTGAAAGCTTTCTTAACACCAAGGCAAAAATAACAAAGACGAACATCAACCTGTTAGATGACTCGTTCTCTGTAGCTCGGTTCGACGCTGAAGCACCCGAACAAAAGTTCCTTATCGACGGTACATTTCCTCTCGGGGTGCCGATTATATTTGCAGCAGCAGGTGACGCAGGTAAGGGAATGATGACACTCGACATGGGAATGAAGATCGCATCGGGAAAGCCCATGACCACTGCATTCGGTGGCCTAATTAAAGAACACGGCAACGTTGTTATATTTACAGCAGAAGACGACGAAGCTGAGATGCACCGAAGAATTGCTCGTCTTGATCCATTCCAAGAGCGTTTGGGATACATACATGATCTGAAAGTTGTACCCCTTCCTAACGTCGGGGGCGTGTTCCCTATCATGTCTGAAAACCATGGCGAGTTTTCCACATCTGAAGAGTTCGAAAAAATATACGAACAAATATTACAGATGCAGAACCTGAAGCTAATCGTGTTCGATCCATTGGCATCTTTCGTACATGCTGACGTGAATGCTGATCCCGCAGCCGGTGCTGCCCTTACCGGCCTGTTAGCCAAGATAGCAACTGAAACAGGCGCATCTGTTCTGCTCTGTCACCACATGACAAAGATAAAAGAGGACGCCGTAATAAAAACACCTGAGCAAGCTCGTAACCTTATTCGGGGTACGTCTGCTTTGGTTGACGGTGTGCGCTCTGCATTTGCAGTCTGGCAAGTAGATCAAGTCAGGGCGAAGAAAATGTGTGAACGGCTCGGGGTACCATTTCAACGCAATACATGTTTCGATGGCGCTGTCGTAAAGTCTAACGGTCCTGCAATAAGAAATGTTCGCCACTTCATACGCAACATGGACACCGGCCTCCTCACAGATAAAACAGAAGAGATATCATCTATGAACACAGGCACGGCTCTGGAAATGAAGCTTGACGCTATGTTCCAGTGGATATCTGACTGTGAGAATCGGGGTGAAGCCCTTACGCATATGAGCGGAAATAATGCGGTGCATAGACGCTCTGAGGACTCTGATACTCCTGAGATACTTCAAGGTGTGAGTAAGTCTAGGCTGGAGCAATATGTTCGTGAATTGCAAGACGCTGGCCGCATAACGAAGTATCAGCTAACCGCAACTGGTGGTCGGGTTTGGCTCGGGGCAACTGATGGCCCCATGAGTCGGGGTGAATATGAGGCAACAACAGCGCGAGATAATGTGTAATTAGGGGTTGCGTAAATCGAAATCATTGCGTATGCTCATTCTCATAAGTGGTCATATGACTCCTTTCTTTGGTTGATTCCCCGGCGATAGACTTGTTCTGTCGTCGGGGTTTCTTTTTACGACTCTTTTTTGTATTCAAGATATTGTTCGATCATTGTATCGCCTATTTCTTGCTGCTCTTTTCGTAACATTTCGAGTCCCGCTTTTTGGCAACGCAATGCTATGCCGAACATTTGTTCGGCTTTCATCTCCACAATATAAACCGTGCCGCCCAAACTGATCGCTATGCCGTCGTTGCGTGGGATGATCAATACCTTCTCTTTCATCTTGCCCTCCTGACCGTACTACATCTCTGCCCCATATTTTGTAGCACATGTCATGCCCGCTAATTAACGACAAATAGCGGGCATATGTTGTGCCGCATAATTGGCGGTAATTACGCGGCACAAAACTGCACAGGTTTTTGTCCATGAAAAAGGGGTTGACTATTGCATTCAATGCAACTAACTATATAGGACTATCAATCAACCAAGGAATAGACCAATGACTAGAGACATCACGATCAGCTACAGCCCTTCTGCCGATTGGTGGAAGGGCATGCTTGAAGACTTGTGGGTTACCATCCTTGAGGGTGGCAGTAACTATTGGGTGGACAAGATCGACTACGACAAGCCTGAAGGCATGTTGTTCAAAGACGATCTGCCAAGCCTGAAGAGCGGTCCGCATCTCGCAGAAAACTTTGAGGTGACGATTTACCATAATGGTGAATACGGTGATTTCGATGGCGAGAAGCGTGAGTTCACCAGTGAGGTTGCCAAGGTCAAGACGTTCGACGTTATCTACGACGGCGTCAAGCTTTTGTCTGATGACGTTAAGATGACCATCATGAATGATGGAGATTGGGACGCGAATGACGCTGACCACATCTTCCAGCTTGGTGTGTTTGGGGAGGTTCGTTATGGCTGATAAAGATTGGACACTTAGCTTCCTGTCTTCTGTTGCAGGAATGGTAACGGCTACATCCGGTGAAGGAGATACAACCCGCATGTTCTCATGGGGCGCTCCTAACTCACCTGATTACTGGATGCACTACGTCATTGATGATAACGGCAAGCAGGGCATTATTGTCCACGAAGAACACGCTCCAGAGGTCATGCTCTACACGATCATGGGCTACGGTATTTATCACGATATCAACGTGGAGGTTGACTGATGGCTAATCGCATCGACAGTGGCATCCGTTTGGTGCTGACATATAAAGAGGCTATGGCGGTTCTACGCGCCATGGCCGATGCCGAGTTCTCGCAGCTAAACAACAATGAACAGTTCGACAGCCTGACGCGAGAAGAGGCAGATTTGCGAAGAGCTTGGGATCGTGTGAAGTACATGATTTATGACCAATTAAAAGATAGTGCGGAGCATGCGACATGAGTATACCGCCAGCACAGACAGATCGTCTGAAAAAAGCTCTGAGCAAAGCCGCGCCCGGTTTTAGTAAAATTGTTCCTGATCTTCTAGGTGACGAGCCAACGCTGGCTAATTCAGTTCTGGGCGGACTTGCCGATCCAAAACGTGGCATTGCTGGTTGGGAAGGCGGCAAGATCGCTGAAGCCATGCGCCGCAACATGCAAGTCGAGATCGCCACATCACAGAAGTTCGTCGTGGACAAAAGCCTGATGAATGAGGTGATGACCGCATCAATGGCGCGGCCAAAGAACCTGTTTGAAATGCTGTATAGAGGTATCCCCGCTTTCGATAACATGTGGATCGAATGGGATCAGTTTGACGCACAAGAGGCGCGCCACAAGGCGATGAATAAGTATGTGCCGAACATGTATGTGCAGCGGGATTCACCGGGCCTTGATGATCGCTTTAAAGGCCGTAAGATGGGTTTTCACATTCAGCGCATCAACGATGCCGTCTTGTACACCAAGTATGGCTACACAGGACAGGGGAGCGAGATAAAGATCGCCTCATGGCCGCTGGGGTATCGCATCTCCAACGATGACATCCTGACCAACGAAATGGTCTATGGCGATGGCCTTCATTCGCCCAAACATGAAAACGACATGCAGGAGAATCGTGAGAAGTTTTTTCGGCGCATGATGGCTGAGTGGTATTACGAGCGGCATGAAGACATAAAGGTTCAGCAGTTCTTTTTGGATCAGATCATGATGAGAACGGCTGTGGTGCAAACTGCGCCTATGCACTGGCTTATCCCTGAAGGCAAGTTCAGAGAAGGATGGACCGAACAAGAGATGGACGTTCTGATGGAAAATGTTCTTCCACATAAAGATAATTTTAAGGTGAATAGTGGTGACTATGGCGCACAAGGCGATGTTCGCTTCCTGATCGCGCTGCTGGGTATGCTTAATTACGATCAGATTATTCACCTAACTCCTGAGAAGCCGAAAAAGATCGCGCATATGCGCTTTGGTCGTAAGCTTCCTGAGAACGAATACAAGGTCGTGACCATTCAGCTTCCAAAGCCGCGCGGTGTTCGCATCTACGAAAAAGAATTTACCGGACACGGGACACCAAAGCGGCAGCATTGGGTAAGAGGACATTGGCGTAAAATCAAAGGACGTCATGACCGCACTTGGATCGCTCCACATATCAGAGGTAACTCTGAGTTGGGGACCATTGTTCATGACTATAAGCTGGAAAAGAAAGGGTCATAAAATGCCATCGAAAAGGGTGGTAGATGAATTGTTCTGGTTTCGTTCTGGTTACCACTTACTACTTACCACGGTGGTAAGTAAACAGTGGTAAGTTGATAAAATATAACAATTTCAATGGTTTGTTGGTTACCACTTACCAGTTGCAAAGACTGCGAGAAGTAACCAAAAATGGGGTTGTAAGTTATTGAAAACGTTCAAACTTACTACTTACCATTTT